GTATTAGTGAAAATCCAGATTTTTTTAAATGTAAAATATGCCCATATCGTAATGTAAAATATGCCCATATCGCAATGGAATGCCACGGATAGGATCAATATCATGGAATATAAAGATTTTTTAGCAACAAAAAAGATTGCTGCATCGTATTGCGGAACTAATTATGAAGGAACGTTAAACCGTAATTTATTTGATTATCAAATTGATTGTGTTCAATTTCATTTGAAATGTGGGCGTAGCGCGGCTTTTCTTGATACAGGATTAGGAAAGTCAATAGTCAGCTTGGAGTATGGCCGTATAGTAAATTATCTTGAAAATAAGCCTGTTTTAATGTTAGCGCCGTTGGCAGTTGGTCAACAACATGCCAGAGAAGCTGAAAAGTTTAAAATCGGCGCTGATGTAAAATTCATCCGTGAATCATCTCAAATCGTAAATGGAATTAATATTACAAATTACGATAATATGCACAAATTCAATCCTGATGATTTTGCAGGAATAATATTAGATGAAAGCTCCATCATAAAGAATTACAACGGATCAACTACGCGAAAGCTAATGGCCGCATGGGATAGGCACAAATGGAAGTTGGCGGCGACTGCTACACCATCCCCAAATGACCACATGGAACTTGGGCAACATTCTCAATTTTTAGGGGCTATGGATTCCAATGAAATGCTGGCGAGATTCTTTATAGCTGATCAAGAACAAATGGGAAGGTACCGATTAAAGGGATACGCAATTAAAGACTTCTGGTCATGGGTCGCAAGCTGGGCGCGTTGTGCGACAAAACCTAGCGATTTAGGATATTGTGATGATGGATTTATATTGCCTGAATTAAAGACATTTAAGCATATAGTTGAAGCTGATATATCTCATGGAGCATCTGAGGGGATGCTTTTTAGAATACCAGAAACATCTGCAACTTCCATTCATAATGAAAAAAGAATTACATCTGAAATCAGAGCCGCAAAGGTTGCAGAGTTGTGCAATACAAAAGACACGTGGGCAATTTGGTGCGATACCGATTACGAAGCTGATGCTTTAGTTGCCGTTATTCCTGATGCTGTAGAAATACGCGGCAGTATGAAATCTGAACTAAAAGAAGAATTACTTACTGCTTTTTCTAATGGTGAAATAAAAAAATTAATTACAAAACCTAAATTAGCCGGATTTGGTTTGAATTGGCAACATTGCCACAAAACAGCTTTTATAGGCCTGTCATTTAGCTATGAGCAATATTATCAAGCATTGCGTAGATTTTGGAGATTTGGGCAAAAAAATTGCGTTGAATCTCATATTGTAATGAGCGACACGGAAATGCAAATTTATAACGTTATACAAAGAAAAATGAAAGATCACGAAAATATGAAATCTGAAATGGCGGAAGCCATGAAAAGAGTTGTTGTAAATAAAACTGTAAAACATGCTTATGAAGGAAACCAAAAACCAAAATTACCAACATTTTTGAAAGGATAGTTATTATGTCAGTAATAGATCAATATGAAGGAAAAAATTACAGCGCGTATCTTTCTGATTGCGTTGAATTTAGCAAGAATTTGCCTGACAATTCTATAGATATGACGGTTTATAGCCCTCCATTTTCATCATTGTATGTTTACAGTGAATCTATTGCCGACATGGGAAATGTTGAAAACGATGAGCAATTCATCGAGCAGTACTCATATTTAATCCGAGAAAAATATAGATTTACAAGACCGGGCCGAATATCTGCCATTCATGTAAAAGACCTCGTCTATTATCAAGGAAGTTCAGAAACAGGAACTTCTGGCATTCGTCCATTTACTGATATGTGCACACAAGCGCATATTAAAGCGGGATTTGACTTCCATTGTCGAATAACAATATTCCGCGATCCTGTATTAGAACGTGCGAAAACAAACGCACATGGGCTTCTATATAAAAATTTTCAAGCCGATGCCAGCTTTTGCCGTGTTGGAATGCCTGAATATGTTTTGGTTTTCAGAAAGTGGGCGAAAGATGGAGATGAAAATCTTATAAAGCCTGTCATTCATCCAAAAACAAATATTCCATTATCTGTATGGCAAGATTTGGCAAGCCCGATATGGAGAGCGCCATTTAAAGATGAAGATGTCGCATTGCCGTATGGGAGTCATGTATGGAACTTGAATAAATCAGGATATGGGGACGGTGATATGCCGGCTACTGATGTTTTAAATGTAAAATCTGCACGTGATGAAAAGGCGGAAAAACACCTTTGCCCAATGCCTCTTAACGTTACTGAAAGGGCAATTCGTCTTTGGTCGAATGAAGGAGATGTTATTTATTCTCCATTTATGGGAGTTGGTAGCGAAGGCGTTGTTGCTTTAAGGAATAAACGTAAATTCATTGGTACAGAATTAAATCCAGCTTATTACTATCAAGCATTAAAAAACTTGAAGGATGATGCTCTTGTTTCACAAAGTGCAGATTTATTTGAAAAATTATCTTCATGAAAACGCTAAGACCGTATCAAGATGCAGCCATTAAATCATTATGGCTCTGGATCGAAAACAATCCGGGGAAAAATCCGCTAATTGATGCCCCGGTTGCATCCGGTAAAACATTATTGATTTGTGAATTTATCCGGCAAATACATGAACGATACCCGCGCACGCGCATTTTGGTTTTATCTCATGTAAAGGAATTGCTGGAGCAATGCGCCACTGAATTGCACGGTCATTACCCCGGTTCTGATTACGGCATTTATTGTTCAGGACTTGGACAGAAAAGACTGCACAATGATATCACAATCGCTTCAATCCAGAGCATTTACAATAAGTTTGGAAGCCTAAACCGATGCCCTGAAGTTATTATAATCGACGAAGCACACTTAATAAGTCATAAGGGCGAAACGCAATACCGGAAATTTATAGAACAGGCCAAGGCCATAAATCCCAATTGCATCGTAGCCGGATTTACAGGAACGGTTTACAGGTCAGACACCGGACGATTGGATGAAGGCCATAATAAGCTATTTGATGGCGTAGCCTACACAATCAGCATGGAATATATGATCGAGCAAGGGTATTGGGCAAAGCCAGTATGCCCACAAATTGCAACAAAGATGGATGTGTCCGGCGTTGCCACAAGAGGCGGCGATTATGTGATAGGTGATCTTGAAAAGAGAATTAATACAACTGAATTAAACAATGCGTGCGTTAAAGAGTTAATAGAACACGGAAAAACGCGCAAAAAATGGCTTGTGTTCACAGCCGGAATTCAACATGCGCATGATGTCGCTGAAGACATTAAAAAGTTTGGAGTTGCTGTAAGAGTTGTTACGGGTGATACACCGCCGGAAGAACGCAAGCAAACGATTGCATGGTTTAGTGAAAAGACGGATGAAATTAGATGTCTTGTCAATGTCGCGGTTTTAACTACTGGATTTAACGTCCCTGATATTGATTTGCTAGCCTTCATGCGCCCGACACGTTCCCCCGTTTTATATGTTCAGATAACAGGCCGTGGCGTTCGTCCTGTCTATGCACCCGGCTATGATTTAAGCACAAAAGAGGGAAGGCTTGAAGCTATTGCCGCAAGTCATAAGCCCAATTGCATGATTTTAGATTTTGGCGGCGTTGTATCAAGCCTTGGCCCGATAGATCAAATATCAATTAGAAAAAAATACGACGGCGAAAAGGAAGGCGAAGGCGGCGAAGCCATTATGAAGATTTGCCCGTCATGTGGTGCCGAATGCGCAGCCGCGCAAAGATATTGCTATGCTTGCTCTTATTGCTTTATTCAGCTTGAAGATGAGGCGGCAAACGCAGCAATTATGAGCCAAGATATCCCACCTGAATGGCTGAATGTCCTCAATGTTTTTTATAAAAAGCATGAAAAGGAAGGGAAGACACCTTCTATGAAGGTCAGTTATTACACTTTACAAGGATCAATAAATGAATGGATTTGCTTTGAACATCATATCCATACAGACAATCGCAGATACGCATGGAATAAAGCGGTTCAATGGGCTAGTGACCGGATGATAAGTGACCCCCCGCAAACAATTGAGGATGCTCTAAATATTAACTGGCCGAAACCATCTCGTATTTATGCGAGGAAAAAGGGTAATTTTTACGAAATTCTTGATTATGAGTTTTCCAATGAACCGCAACCAGAAAAGATAGGAGAAGAGGAATATTTTGATATTCCCTTTTGAGGAAAAACCATGAAAATTGCTAAGGATTTCTGCCTTTTTTGCGGCTATAGCGTGGATGAAGCAAAAGCCTATATAAGCCGTTTTGGTTATACGCAGGAGGAAGTTAGAATTTTAGGAAATGACAATCATTTCCTTGTTTTGACTAAAAAAACCATTGATTTAAAGCAGGATTGTGTTACAATTGTTTGACATGATGCTAGAAATTAAAAAACAAAAAGTTGATAAATATACCGCCGTGCGGTTAAATTTAGATCAATGGAATAAAATCAAAAAGATAGCCAAGGAGAACAAAGTAAAATCCTCGGATATTATCCGTCATTCTATTGACGAATTTCTAAAGAAACAAACTATTGATTAATCTCAAAATTTGCATTGCATTGCTTGATGGCTGATTGCTGACGCAGCATGAATACGCCTATATCGCCCTCGGTGGCCGTTTGCGGTTCTGGGACTATCGGTTGATCAACGGCCACGCCGCCATTGGCTTTAATCGCCGGAGCGCAACCGCTCAAGAACGCCGCGCAAATAAGGGCTTGCAGGAGCGTCAGCGCCGCTTTGCTTCGTAATTTCATGCTCTTGTACCTCCGTTTTTTTCCTGATTTTCTTTTGCCGCGCCCGCGTTTCTTCATCGGCCTTGTGCTTGGCTTCTGTCACGGCTGCGACACAGGCATCATAGCCCTTCGCATATATTCTTGAATAGGCTTGCCATGCAGCGATAGAAAGGAATAGAACCGCCAGCCCTGCGGCCACTGCATACCTATACCGGATAATGAAGGACATAACCATCATTCTTTTGCCCCGCCTGTGGCTCTTACATCAAGCGCCTTGCCACCCAAATATGTACCAGTGAAGGCCGCCAGATATCCGTAAAAATAACCCTCATTCATGGCTCCTGATTTGGTAAGAAGAATCATAATAATGCTTGTAATCATAAACGCGCCAAACATTAACAGGCGGCTCATACTTAATGTCCCTGCATCAGATTGGAAAAATTCAAGCATCTTTGTCATGCAGGGTATTTCCTTCTTGACAATTCGATATGTCCACCATCCTTGAAGTGTTTCCACTCACCGCCCCAAACAATCGGTGTTTTTAATTCCAGCGAAGCAACCGCAAAGGCATCGGCCACCAGTTCATAAAGCCTGTATTCTCCGGGCGTGTCTCCATTGATATATTTTCCTTCCACATAAACGCCAAAATCTATAGCATGGCCTGTCAGGTGGCGGGAATTGTATGTTTTGCTGGCCCCCTTCCTTACAAGATCGGCCTGTTCTTCCGGTGTGCGAAGGCCGCATAAAATGCCAAAATCGACGTTGGTTATTTCAAGCGCCCGGCGGCACAAGGATACAAGGTCAGGGTGAACACCAAGAAGATTCTTTTCTGATTGTTTCCCAAATTCAAACATGCGGCAGAACCTCAGGCATTGTGAATGTGACCTGAACCGGGCCAGCATCGGCGCTGCCCTCCCATTCCTTCATGACATGGTTGAAGGCATCGCCCGGCTGCACCCATGCCGGAAACCGCGCCATAGCAACGGCAGCGTTTGAGAACGTCGGGCGCAGGGACACCGTGTAATTCAGGCCGCTAAACATATCGGCCTTTTCGCTCCGGGTCATTTGTCCGCCTTTTTGTCGAGCTTTTCAAATATGAGGTCCAGCTTATCAACGATCTTATCGAACTTTTTCTCAACATCGCTTTTTAAAGAATAATCTCGTGTTATATTTAGTTCCAAATCTTTGAGGGCGCGCTCGTGCTGATCGTGCTTGTCGCTGTGCGCGTTTAATCGGTTGTGTAGCTTGTTCACAAAACCTCCTACGATTGCAACGGCTATCATTACTATCCAATCCGCTACCGTGGTTAAAATATCCGTCATATCCCCGCCCTTTTTTTATAATGTTCCCAAGATAATCATTATACTTTCCTCATCCAAAGAAAGGGGGCAAAGCCTGCCCCCGTAACTGTAGGAGCGCCGAATGGGTCAGGAAGTGCTCCCGCCGCTGCCACATAGCAAGTTCCATCCTGAGCAGTTGGCGCAGTCATTCCCATTGTATTCCATGAATTTACGCTTGCATAAGTTATTGAATTATCAGTTGCACCACCTTGAATAGCTAAAACCAGCCAATACATTCCAGCCTCAAGGGTTTGAGATATCGTAATTTCTCTTGCACCAGTATCAGCAATTCCAGCAGTTACAGTGCCGAAATCTGCAATTCTTGCCCCCGGACGTCCAGAACTATCTGTGTAAATACCCATGCGCCCAACGGCAGACGCAACGCCAATGCCGTTTGTAAACCCGGCCCTTGTCCATGTTACCTTTTCAGAGCAAATCCAAGGAACAGCCCATGCAAGGTTTCGGGCATGAGATGTAGAGGCAAAAAGACCAGTGACACCTTCAATAGGGTAATAAACATTTGTAGCAACAGCGCCCCGCGTGCGGGGAATGACTTGTTGATCTCCTGTCGTCGCAGACGCGCAAACAATAGGCCCGTTGGTTCTTACTTGCCAATCAGAATTGTTATTCCAGAACGCAAATTTATTTGTAATGTGTCCTGAATCAGATTGCGTTGGAACATAAAACGCAGCACCATAAGTTATGGTCCCTGCGTCTTCTACGTTGGTATCAAAAGTACCTACAACAGATGCGCCAATTGTTATTGCTCCAGCTAAAGCGCCTACTCGCCCCTCAACGCCAATAACAAGTTCATCTGTACCAGTGGCATTATTCTTTTGCGCATAACCAAGAAGACCACCATAATGTCCAACGCCAGTAATTGAATTAGCTGTTGTGTGCTGCGCGTAACCTGTGCTGGCAAATCTTACAGCCCCTGTATCAGCAGGAGGGGACCAATTCAAAAAAGCATAATGAGGGCTTGCTACTTCTCCTACAGTTGTTGTACCTGTAGATGTATCCGTTATTGTGTTTTGAACTTTCCCCACAAACTGAGCGCAATAATTATTTGTTGCACCTGTTGGTGCAACAATCGTCATGCCATAGCCATTAGTTACATTCGTAAGTGCGCGTGTTGGTACTAGAATGGCATGAGAATTTGTAAGTGTGGAATTGGTTCCACCATTTGAAGGACCATTAACAGCAAACGCTGCGCAATCTGTAATTACGCCTCCTGCCGTTACGAACGTATGAGTTGAACCCGATACTTGTAAATCACGTTGCAGGGTAATTGCAGTATTCGACGCATGCTGTCTTGTTTGCGCCATATTAAAATGGACACTTGGCGCTTCAGTTCCAGCGCTGAGAGATGTATCGGCAGCGCCCGTAAAGGAAAATCTAGTTTGTGACGCAGCAGAAGAAGTCCCCGGCGTAAAGTTTACGGCGTTTGCCGTTACTGACATCTTCAAGGTAGATGTTTGGTATAGAGAAATATTGCCAGTGCCCTTGCTTCTTATATTCAAATCCTCATTAGCACCTGATGAAATAGCATTTATATCAACGCCGCCGCCAGCCGCTGCCCCGGTAATTTCAATGCCAGTGGCAGCAGATGCAGTATTTGCATTAACTTTAAAAACAGGGTCAACAGCTCCGTTTCTTCCTGCAACTAGAACCCCTGCCGAAGTTGAAGTTAATGTAACGACACCCGATGATATGGATGTAGTGGTTAAAAGTCCCGATGATGAATTAAACGACAACCCAGAATTCGTTTTAGCTGAAAGAGAACCAGTCGCAGCGGTTGTAAATAGAGGAAAACAAGTTGTATCTGAGGATTCATCTGCTACGGTTATAGTAGATGCAAGGCTTGCCGTTCCAGCCGTAAGACCTGCGGCAGTGCCAGTCAAATTAGTAGCTACCCCGGCGCTAGGTGTCCCCAAATCTCCATTTTGGAAATATGCTGCGCCATTTCCAGTTTCATCCGTTAATGCCGATCTTAAATTGGCGCTCGATGGATTACCAAGGAATTGGGCAACATTTGCGCCGAGGCCAGAAACATCTGAAATATCTACAGCAGCCCCATAACTCCCTATGACATTCCATTCTGTGCCGTTATATACAATTTCAATGGCCTGAAAATTAAAATCAAGAACGAGGCTCGCCGATCCATCAATCGTTTTACCATTTCCGTCAATTGTTATATTGAATGTAGAACTATCACCCTTACCATCCTTTATAATCAAAGATCGTGAAGTTGAAGGAGACGCAGGAAGCGTGATTGTTGTTATTTCACCAACTGTTTTGTTCATCGTGATGATATAATCATCCGATGCAACGGCAACATTCCCAGACGCAGTTACGACACGCTCATTTCTAACTGTAGCCGTTCCATTAATTGTTACGTTTGTAAGTGTGACATTTGAAATTGAGCCGCCTGTAAAATCGACATCATAATATTCCTGTCCGGCAATAAGATTGCCGTTATCCCCTGAATCCCGATCTGGAAGCCAGCTTAGTCGTTTTAGAGATTGTAATGTGGTATCTCCGCTCACGATTTATCCTATCGGTTATCAAAAACATTGATTGTAATAGAAGGATTTGTTGCTGCGAGAATAAAAGCCCATAGCTGAACCTTATCGGAATTATTATCTCCTGATCCTGCACGTAAATTAAAGGCAGATGCCGATGTTGCGGTTGTTGCCGTGGCCGTTCCATCCATAAATGTAGGAACGATCGTTACGCCATTATCTAAGGTATATCCGAACGTAACCGTTCCACCTCCGAATGTTCCGGTAACAAGCACATTTGCAAACCAGTCATTTGCATGCCTTGGCTTGTCAATGTTACAAATAAAAACCGATGTATTTTGTGCCACAAGTGACGCTGTATATTTTGCCATTTCTATTCTCCATTTCTATTTCTTAATCTTGATACTTGAGCAGATGATTGCATTCCTGAAATTGTACCTAAACTTCCCGGAATTGTTGATCCTACAATTTTTCCAGTTCCTCTGTTTGCAATAATTTGCATTGCTCTTAACGCCTGATCTTCAGCGGCATTTTTCCCGATATCACGCGCAAGCATTCCAGCCCCGACACTTGCCACTGCGCCGGGAGCGCCACCCATAACAGTGCCGCCAATGCCGACCAATCTACTGCCGACAGTACGCAACATTTCAGCAGGAAATCCTGTTCTAGCTGCTTCTTTGATAGCCTTAATTTCTTCTTTATTATATCCGTTAAGTTTTGCTTTATTCCTTAATAAGGAATTAAGGCCACGCTTGATTGTATTAGCTGGTTGATCTGTTCCGAGTGATTTTTCAATTACTCTTTCTATATCTCTAATCCTATAAGACTTTGCCCAAGCTTCACGGGCTTGTTTGCTTAATTCAGTGCCGGGTAAATTTTCAAACATATCACGAAGGCTTTTTTGAACTTGAATAAGGAGTCTTCCTCGTGCGCCAACCTTTCCAAAATCATCCATGGTTGAATCAATCAAATCGCCTAATCTACTATCAAGTTGATTGATATCTTGGACAGACATATCCGTTTTTTGAAATTCATTCTGAATATCTTCTATAACATCATCAACCAATCCCATATATTTTCTGCCTACATTACCAGCGCGTCCAGTGTTGATATTTGATTTTATATTTGTGATAAAGTTATCAACTTCTTTAGCAGGGACAATAACCCCTGATTCTTCAGATAATTTGAAAATTTTAGACGCTTGTTTTCTCATTTCTTCAGAAGAAGGAATTTTTTTAGGAATTATTCTATTTGCCAAATATCCTACAGTTCCCCCCGTAACACCGCCAACGCCAGTGCCAGAAACTGCATCTTCCAATCTACCGAACCCCTCTTTTTCGCTTGCGCCAGCACCATATAAGCCGCCAGATGCAGCACCCCCATAAATGGCAGATTTTACAGGATTTGATCTTGCAAATGCCGTTAATTTACTAGGAGCAATTTTAGCTGCGCCAATTCCTCCGGTCAGTCCTCCGACAAATTCCAAACCAGAAGATATATATGGATTTTGTTCTTCAAAATCTCCTTGTTGCCTTCGCGCAATATCTCTTCCAATTTTATAAGCTTCGCCAATCGTTGTCGGATTTCCCATGGCAGTTCTGCCAATGGCGGCAGGAATGGCAGCTAAAGCACCCTGAATTTCATCTGAAAATCCAAGAGTTGTCCCTTTCGCAATTGATAATGGCGCACCCTTTAAAGCAACTGAAAGTGACTTTTGCTTTTTTTCTGGAATTTTTACATCTTCTTCGATTGCAACATCTTCCCAATCTCCGTTATCTGAACTTTCAATAGTTTCCCAATCATCATCTGATTCAAGACCACTTTCAAATTTATCAGACCAATTATTTACAAATTCCCCTGCCGTCATATCAGTCGTCCCAGCATTTAAAATTGCAGCATCTTTTCCAACTATTTTTGTAACTGGTGAATTTGGATTAGATAAAAGTTTTTTCGCACCTAAAGCGCCTTGTTGATGAGCAAGGTATAATTCTCCCGGCGTTGGTTCACGACCTAAAGCCTTTTTTAAATAGGCCCGGTTATCATCTGTAAGCTTCTTGGCAGCAGGAATTGCTTTTTCAGGAATAAATCTGTCTCGCCCTGCAAGTCCATATTGATTTGCCGTTGCATCGACAAATTGAAAAAGGCCACCAGCCGATGAATTTGGATTTTTTGCAAGCGGATTCATGCCACTTTCAATCTGTGCAAGCCTAAGCAAATAGGGGTCATCTATGGTAAAATTTCCCATTTACCCCCCCTCATAATTCGTTGCGCACCTGTCTTTTTATTTCTTTGTATTGTACCTTCTGGTACAGTTTGATTGTTTTTATCTTGATTTAAATCTGCATATTTTGCTTGCAACAACATAAGAGTATTAAGCGCCGCCATACGATCACCTTTTGATTTAAGTTGATTACCTAAATCAGCAGCCATCGTTTTATAAACTCCAACATCGTAATTTGATTGCGGCCCTTCCATCCGTGGAACATTAGAAACCAGCCATCCAGACAATAATTTTAATTCTTCATTGGCCTGTGTACTTTCATCGCTTATATCAAGCGCCCCTTTAGTAGATGAAACAACAGCGCCGCCCAATCCACCAGTTGCTTTTGGCAATAAAATTTCAGCTTTTTGCAAAATATCAATGGTATTTTGTGCATTTTTTGATTTTTTAAGCAAATCGGCTGAAGCTGTGGCCTCTAATTCAGCAGCTTTATTTGCCGATGTGATTAAAGGCTCAGTTTTAAGCTGTTCTGCAAGCTTTGCTTCTTCCATTGCGGCCACCTTGGCAGCGGCATTTTCTGGAACATCGGCAGGAGCAAGCGTTTTGTCAATATTTCCAATGGGCTGGCCAGTGGTTCTATCGTACTGAATGATATTGCCGCCTACATCCATCGTTCCAATTATATTTTTATTCGTTCTGTCAAATATTGCCCTTTGCTCTGGCGTTGCGTTTTCATACCAAAGTGCCGTTTGAACATTGCTAGGGGCATCAGATCCTGTTTGACCCATTGCATACTTAACCAGCGGGGAGAAATCGCCCGTAATAGCTGCGCTTTGGGTAAGTAATTGATTGAGGTCCATTTTTCCATTAGGCCCAGTAATACCTTGCCCATACATTTCAGCCAATTTTGCAAGCGCATTTTCCTTTTGAATATTGCGATCTAAAAGCGAATTTTCTTGTTCAATCGCTTTCGATCTTAGCGCATTTTGCTCAGCGTTTGTCTTTGCTGCATACAACTTCATGGCAAAATCAGGATTAGCCGCGAATACTTTATTCATATGTTCATCTTGTTTATTTGTCTGGTATTGTTGCGCAAATTCTGGGATTGCTTTCATAAGCAAGTTTCCAAAAGACGGCCTTTGTTGCGGCAAAAAGGACATTAAAATACCCCTTGATACGGCCCCATTGGGCTTGAGCTAAACATAGAGCCGATACCTTGATTTAAACCCCCTAGACCAGAGCCTCCGAAAAAGCCAGCACCGCCGCTCATGCCTCCAGTGGCATATGCAAGGCCAAGTTTGCCGATAGGGCCATTCAAAAGCCCCATCAATCCACCACCTGACTTGATCGTTCTTTCAGGAGAGCCAAAGTCCCCAAATGACGTAGGAATAGAATTTATGGCACCAAGACCAGCAGTTAGAGCTGTCATTGGGGCTTGGCGTGTCTGTGTATCTAGCCCTCGCTCAAATTGCCCTGCATTTAATAGGTTTCCAATATCCTGTTGTTTAAGTGCGGCCATTGGCCCAAGGATATTTTGAACAGCCGTGTTATACTGGCCCTGACGAAAACGTCCAATATCATTAAGCCTTGTTCTTTCAACATCAGAAGTGCCTAAAAACCCACGATTTGATCCCTGCTGTCCGGCTCTGGTGGCATATTGATTTACAAGTGAGTTTTGGCCTGTCGCTTCCCGGTTAATGTCATTAATCACAAATTCATCAAATGGGTTCATCAACATCGACAAATCCCGGCGCAAAGATTCCTCGGTAGGCGCTAGTCCTTGCCGCGAAAGATCAAATGCGCGTGTTTCATCCGCCGTTTGGGGAAGCGGCGTGAACATCTCTGTATTTAATTGACCACCGGGAAGGAGTGTAGATGATACGTTTTTAAGAAGACCGTCATATAAATCTCGGTATTCCTGCGGCATAGCATAATAGCCAGATGCAGGAACTTTAGTTTTTTGTTTTCCAGTTAAACTTGAAAAAAAACCCACGAAACGCCTCTCACTAAAACCCACTTAAGGGAAATGGTGGCGTCTCCTCTGCAAACATAATGAACCAATTTTAAAAACTTTGCAACTGAACTCTGAGCCATTGAGTGCCGACAAGAGCATATAGGTATATGGTCCCCAATCCGTCATCAGCCATATTAAAATCCATATCCTTATCACCGTCGATCACATCGGCGGATGATGATGGAACGCGCCCAACCCTGCGCCCCCGCATAAAAATATTGGGTAAATTAGTGAAATCAGCGACATCTTCCCGGCGTGTGCGCGTTATTTCCTCAAGCGCCGCGCTTGCATCTTCCAATGTGACAATATGACGATTTGTATATAACGCCTTCATGGTGCCGTTGCGCCTTCTTGTATTTCCTCAATCCAGCAACCTAAAGACCATTCCTGATCTATTTCCTCGCCGGACCATGTATATTGCCAAAAACGACCCGTATTCGTATATGGGATACGCTCTTGAGTTGCCGTAACATTGCGGCTTTCATTCGATCTTTGCGCCGTGGATTGTGGATAAGCATACCCCACAGCGTCAAATTGAATGGTTCCAACCTGCACGGAATCAGGAATAATTCCATTAAGATTTATATATTTCTTTTCCCCAAATCTCTTATTGCTTGTGACGCTCCATGGCATCGCCGCGCCATCAGCATTCCATCCATATTCATGATTATATAAAACATCAGTATCAATCAGGCGCGGATTTTTAAGCTTCATATTCGGATATTCAGCACAAGTCCTATTAAATTCATCAATAGACCAAGAATAATCAGCCAAACATACCCTTATAACCCGGTCAGGCTCATTCGAGCTTGCTTGCGGGTAATGAAACCATATTTCATTAAATTCTTTGTTATACCATGCAAAAATCTTTGATTTTTGGCCATAATTAAGGTTATCAAATACATATTCAAGCGCCGTGCATTGGGGAACATTGGGATTATTCGAGGGGATAATCTCAACAATCCCGCCTCCCCTGTACATATAAAAATTCTCTTGCCCCATCCAGTAGGCAACGCCATTGACAGACACCCTAGCCATCGGTGCAATCAATCCTATTTCCTCATCAATAGGCAATATCTCCCATACCAATGGAAGGCCGATATATCTGAATTTATAGGTTTTAAATTCTGTGAAAATAAGATTGTAATTCTCGACTGGAACATGAGAAATAAGCCTTCCGGCCCCTTCCACATTATCCTCGAAAACCTGATTTGTGGACGATGAAACCCACATTTCTATATCGTTCTGATCCGATGCAAAAATTTTGTTTTCAACAGCCCCGGCCCCAAAAGTCACCAAAATGTTATCTGAAACAAAGGCATAATTTATAGTTGTCGGCGCATTGGTTATTATTGAAGGTGCAGTCTGGGTATTCCCATCCCATTGGTAAACAGCCCCCTGATTGCCCGGTGTCATAATGAACGTATCGGCGTATCTATCAAAGAACCAGACGCGGGGATATGCACGCGCCAACGACGACACAAGCGCAGTTCCGTATAATCCTGCCCCATACAATCCAGCCCCATAACCTTGAGCCGCAGATTCATTTACTGGCCCTTCGCCAATTTCCTGATAGTATGCCGTTGCTGCACCGCCGCCAGCCGCAACCGATGATGTGGCCGTGCCAGTCGTCATAACATCAAAGGAATTTACTGCAACATTTCTTATAATAAATTCCTGATTAATTTCAGCCGCCAAAATGCCGCCTGTGTTAGCGGCTCCTGTAATGCTTACTCTTGCCCCATCAGACTGACCATGCGCCGCATCGTTCACAGTCAACAGGCCTGAAGTTCTAACAACTGCCGCGCCGCCACCAGCATCATCAGAAGATGCAATTGTTGTCACCCTTACAGAAAAGCCAGAGCTTGGAACGATTGTTCTTACAAGATGAGTTCCATTAATTTCTGTATCAGGAATACCCCCAACAGCCCCAACTGCACCGGAAATTGTTACTTCATCTCCGGGCTGTAAATCATCAGCCGCAGCATCGGCAAAGAATAAATAATCAAGACCGTTCACGGTTAAAACTGGGTCATTTACAAGCGTGTCGTAGTGCGTATCAAGAGAATTGGCAACAGCTATAGAAACCGTTTGAAAGGGTGAAATATTTGTAAGTGTCGATCCAATCAATGAGTAAAGTTTGGAGTTTGTACCGATTAAAGTATATAATTTTCCATTGATCCAATCGGATGTTATCGACCGGGCAACACCTGCTATTTCGGCCCCATAATCAAATACAGTGGAAATCCATCCCTTTAATTTTTCAGGAAATCCATTCCTAAATCGAACATGATATGTATGGGTGAAATGAGACGTGCAAAAGGCCGTTTCGTCAGTGGAAGGCTGAACACCTCCAAGCACCTCTATCTTTCGATATATCGTATCCTTCATTTAAATCTGCCATATCTGAACATCTGCATAAATGCTATTTGCCCATGAATTTGAAATACCAAAGCCAGCAGTTGCGGCAGTTGTCTGGCATCTATGCTGCAACTCAAGAACTTTTACGCCAGCTAACGTAAATCTTCCAAGAACGAATGATCTGCAATTTCCTGAATATGTTTGTTGAGAATATTCATTGGTTCCTAAAATAATCTCTGAAGCATCTGTAATATTGTAAAGTCTGCACTGGTGGCCATCGCATTGATACGCAGGAGCTGACGCAACTATCTCATAATCACCAGCCGGAAGCGTAATTTGATTTGATGCAAGTGAAGCACCTGAAATGGTATTTGTGCGCGTTGTATTTAAATCCCTCGTTCTCCACGCCCCGCTTGTAAATGTTCCACCACTAGTAGCCACGGCCTTTTGATCTACAATGTGCAAATATCCTTCAGTCGTAACCCCTGTTAGAGAATTCGCACCAACCCTCGGCGTTATTTGAAAATTAGTTCCATCAGATGTAAAAGCGGAAGATTGATATTGATCCGAAAGCACAAAATTTGCAGCGCCATCGACAGTTTCAGCCGCATTCCCATCAATAGTCACCGTATTAGACGATGAATCTATCTTTTTGACAGTCACCTTGTATCCAGATGCAACGGTTGCCGCCGCAGGAAGAGTTATTGTCTTGTTTCCTCCAGATGCATCTACAAGAACAAGTTTATTTCTGTATGTTTCATCAAGTACGGTATTTGCCGCAACCGATGCCGTTACTTCGTCAATACCGATCTTTAAAAGAGCGTCGATATCATCAAGGTCATCATTCAGCATCCCTCCCCATAAATCTTGATCGGAAGGGTCAGCGACACCGGGCTTTATAAGATCATAATTTGCGGTAAGCGTACTCATTTTTTCCTCGAATGTGACCAAAAATTATCTTCAAAATATTCTAAAGCTTCCATAAATCCTTTGCCGTGATGATATTTGGCCTTGGCCTGTAAATATTCATCCTCGGCCTCTCCCATATATCCGTTCACTTCTGCCTTCTTTTTGGCTAAAGTATCGGCAATAGGCGGCGGGTCTTGAAGCCCATAAATCCATGGAAAAGAGAGGAGTTCGCATCCATCAGGGACTGTAATTTTAATTCCTTTAGCCCTAGCCCATCCCAAAAGATATGAAATTGAAGGCTTTTGATGTCCATATTCTGAACTTGAAGCCATAGACACTCCATAAATTCCAATCTCTTCCGGGTTTTCCATTATAGCTTCTGCAATCATCCATGAAATAGAAGATGTGAAATAAGGGCCAAACATATCAATGTGCTTTTGATAATCCATAACATTCCCATTAGGAAATGTGGTTTGAAGAGTTGGATGAATAAAAATATTCTGATCCTTCATCCATTTTAATTTTGCACCAGCCGTTTTAATTTCATCATTGAAAATCTTCTGAACACGAATGGCAGAATGGACCTCATACAGGCGATCAAGTTTAATGCCAGTATTCCACAAACCCGGAATGCCCCACTTTTGAAAATCAGTCGGCGCATGATCCCATGTTGGACCCGTTCCTATGATTGCAATTTTCATCTCAAAATAACATAATTATAAATTGACGTATCGCCAGCAGCGGCCTTGATAGAAAATCCAGACCCAGCAGTAACCGCTGAAAGATACGGCGCTCCGGCTGGCGTGCCACCAACTGTTTTAAGCGTAAATACAATCACAGAGTTTGCAGTAACAAGCTTATTCGTCACCGCAACTGCGCTCGTGCCGTTTGCCGTTACCGTCCCGCTTCGCCCCTGAAAGATGCGAAACATACCGCCTAGTGTTTCGTTCGCCATATTATCTCTCCTATATTAATGTTGAACTGATTAACAACGATCCCGTGGCATTTGACTTGTTCGTCATGACACGCAGATTTCTATATTCATCATTGGCAGCTTCTCGGTAATAAGCTTCCATTTTATCGTCCTGCAAAAGCTCGGCGCTTAAATTGGCCAGCGTCCAAAGCATAATCAGCCTGTCAGCATAAATCGTAAAATCATTTTCATCATCGGCATCCGACAAATCACCGTATTCAATCAAATAATAACAATTGATTTGATATGCCTGATCTGGAATTGGATATACATTGTAAGATGTTGCAAGCCTTGAATACCAAGCCGGAAGTCCATACCCATTTTGCAACCAAAGACCATCATAAACCGCCGCAGTTACCTTCTTCAAAACATAGCGCATATCACCATATTGAATTTCAAATCCCCCATTTTCCTTTGATGGAACAAGAAAGTCAGTTGGAAGGGGAATAAGCGCATTTTGCGCCGTCATAGTTTGAGATTGGAACCCCTCATTGAACCAAAAACGACGAAACTTCCAATATTTTATAGATGCATTAATTGCATCCTGAACCTCAGAGGCAGATACAGCCACGTTCCCGCTATCGAGGAGACGCCTTGAAACATTAGACTGTATCTGCCCGAAGTTCATATTAGTTGTCCGCTAAAACTCCAGTAGTGGAATCATAGCATCCTACGATCTGATTGTAGATCGTTCCGGCAGTTGTGACAGGGCCACCAGCCAATGCGATCTGAATCCATCCGTCATCTTCTGCAACCCAATACAAGCCCTCTTCCTCGTCAAAGGAAATAAAGCCAGCGGTTTGAGCAGAAACAGCCGAAGCGAACGCATCAGGATCGTCAGTGAAAGATGAGCCAGTTTTATACACATAACCAATGTTCAGCGTTGTATTAGCTGCTGTATCAAGGTCAGTTGTATAAATCTTCGTTCCACCCATTGAAAGCCTAAACCCTCTTTGGAATGGAACCACGCCATAAGTCGTGCCAGCCGTTGCGTTATCTGCAACGGTAACAGGACGATATTGCATGCGCAAACATCCGTCTTTGTCAACTTTTGCCTTCAGATAGTCCTTATAGGTGCCATCAAAGCCAGTCGGTAGATAAGTAGGTGTAGTCATGTTTTTCTCTCCTTAGCTATGAGCTGCTGCATAAGTTGAAATGACCATAACGCCAATGTCTTCAGAGTTTGAAGCAACAGTCTTTTTCAAACCGTAAATCAAACGTCCTTCCAAACCTTTGAAGTAGTCATAGTCTTTCAATTGGCTGAAATACTTCAACGGCGACTTTTCGTCAGGTCGTCCAAATGGCGATGCATAGGTCAACGCATCCTTTCCAACAAGCACAGCACGGCGAACCGTGGTAATAACTGCGGACGTATCAGAACGCTGGCCGTATGCAACGCGAGGAGCTACATAAATGTTGACGTTCGAATAAATGCCAGCTTTTGGCATCGTATCGAACATGTTCGTTTCAAGCTCATTGCTCTTGCCTCCGGTGATTTTCGCCAGTTCAATATTGAACCATTGAATCTTCCCGGTCGTGTCCTGCTTAAGGTCTACATATTGCTCAGGCGAGATATAAAGATCGAATGTGTCATCAGCCAATCGTTTAATGGGCTGATCCGATGTGTCGATCTTCTCTAGCGCATAATCAATAATATCAAGCGTCATCTTATCAGATGAAGTTAATGCCTGATCCGTAGCAGCAGCATTAGCGCGAATGATACGATTTGTTGAAGGTGCTACAGGCGTATTATGCCCTTGCACAAACAGCTTATTCGTACCGCTCCACGTAGTGCCATTTTGCGTGTAGGATGTAGGATTAAACCCGGCAAGTTGATTGAAAACAGAAGCGTCGATCAATTCCATGTGGCGCTGCGGAATAATTTTCCGTGTGCGCTCAGGGAATGCAACCATCGTCCTTTGTTGTTCAATCGTATCGTCATTAGGATTGAGAACACCGATACGGGTAATGTTGATAGCCATGGTAAAATAGCCAAGATCGAGAGCCTCTTCATTGCCATCGAGCGTGCCGCCTTCACCAATGGGAATCCCCGTTAGTTTTCCGGTGTAATCGTAAGTAATTTGGTCGCCTCTGGCCCGTTGCCCTTCAAGCTCCTCTGCATAAAATACAGAACCTCTTGAAAACATATGGCCAAATGCAACACGTTGACCGGGATTTACCCAGTCTTCCGTTCCCCACAGTTTAACTGCAAGGGAATTGCTTGTAAGCATACCTGTGCTAGACATGATTGTCCTTTACCGTTTAATGGTTGAAAAAAAATTATCCAACGACTGCGGCAAGGATATTTAAAGAGGTCTTGACCCTCCTCCCCGTGACGTGGGTGAGCCGTTTTGCAGACGGGGAAGACGATTCCCGACGAGGGTTTTAAAGCTATTCCCTAAAGCCTCTACGAAAAGGAGTAGGTGTCCTTGTGCGGGATTATGACACAACTAAAAAAGCAAATCAAGCCCGGATATTTGCTTCACGTAAAATCCTCTCACGCTCTGATCTTGGAAGGCGAGACCACTCCTTAGGAGATAATGAAGCAGCTCCGGCAACTGTCAAATCAGGATTGGAACCGCGCCCAGAAGCCCCGGCAGTCCCTGCATTCCTTGCTTTATTCGCCGCAACCTTTTTAAGGTCAGGCTTTATTTCGTCTGGCACAGATTCCTTTTCCTCTTCTTTTTTCATCTTGGAATAGCCCATAGACTTTGCATCCGCGTATAATTCCTCTGCCGGATTAAGCCCTTTTTCAACATACCGAGAAGCCTTAACAAGCAACGCCTCGGCGGTCATTTCCAAAAGTTCTTCATGCGGCAAGCGAGGGTTATCAAACCTCAAATTTTCATACAAACGCGCCCGGTATTGAAGTGCCACATCATCATAATCATCAGGCCGTTTAAATTCAGTTTCATAGCGTGAAAATTCACGCATTGCATCCGCCTTTAATTGCTGACGCAACACACGATCTAAAAGGGGGTCAACTTCAGCCGATGCCTCTTTTTCCTCAATTTGAGGCTTTTCAGCCAATTGCCTTGCGCGGTCTTCCGCTTCTTGCAATTTACGCTCAAGCGCCCTCTTTTCCCGGCGTTCACGCGCAATAATTAGCTCTTTTTCATCCTTTTCAGGCTTTGCATCATCAGCCTTTTTTTCTTCTTCTTGCTTATCGTCGCTCTTTTCACCTTCTTTTTCTTCCCCATCGTCTTTTTTATCGTCTTCAATAGGAGTATCTGCTTCTTTCTTGATTTCCTCTTTTTCAAGATCATCATCTTTTTCATTGTCATTTTCAGCTTCATCAATCTCTTTTTTCATAGCTTCAAGTTCTTGCATAATCTTCATGTTTATCTCCTATTTTAAATAATTAACTTATATAAAAACAACAGGCAATTACCACCACCATACATAAGCCCGGCCCGGCCCACCAGCGCCACCCGTTCCGGCTGTGACCGAAGCACCACCACCCCCGCCGCCGCAGCCTATGCCGTCCGTTGACCCGCCGTTTCCTCCGGTTGTCGATCCATTGCCGCCGCCTGTGCCGCCTGCAAAAATAAGCGGTAAATCGCCAAAATTATCAGGGCCGAAACCCGTTCCTGACACGCCTGCGCCGCCTGCCCCTGACGCAACTCCTGTCCCTCCGTTTAGTGTGGGCAATAAGTCCGTGATGTTTGAAGTTATCCCGCCACCGTTCACCGCGCCGTTACCTGTCGCACGGCCAGCGCCACCACCCCCGCCGCAAGTCACCATAGAAGATGCTATGGCCGCTGTTCCTGCTGCGCCTCCCGTTTGGTTCCCGCCAATGCCGCCAGCTTGACCAGCAATCGCTACCCATAGGCCAAGCACACAAAGCGCGCCAAAGCCGGGGGAAAAAATGGTACTGGCCGCCCCGGCTGCTCCTGCCGCCGCACCTGTTCCTGTACCACCAGCGCCAGCGTCCGCCGCCCCGGAAACTCCGAGGCAATACCCAGCCCCCGTATTCGGTCTGATTGAACAAAACGTGCGTCCCCCTGCCGCCCCTGCTGCGCCACGAGAAGGAACTTGAAAATACAAAGTGCGCGGTAAAACCGCTGCGGGAACAATCATTCTAAACTGTCCGGCGCTACCTCCTCCTCCGCCGCCGCCTCTGGCGCTTCCTTCTGCTGCTGAAAAGCCAGATCCGCCACCAGCCCCCGCGCCAATCAGCAAAATCATTAACATTTCCGCTTCTGTCGGAACGTGAAATGGTTGCCACGCGCCCCCAGCCTCGTAAAAAACCCGAAACTGTTTTCTCGGTTGTTGCGGCAAACCAAAAGACATTAGAAGTCACCCCCGACACCAGTGACCGCATATCCAGCGGCAACAGTCGTTCCTATCGTGATATTAATTTTATACCCTGCGGGAACCCAAATATTATTGGCACTCCATTCATAATGAGGTGTTGCGGACACCTCGGATAAGGTCGTTGCGGCCAGCGTTATTTCGCCTATAAGCGTATTATTCGTGGCTGTTGCATTCGTGCTGCCGTTGTTCAAAAAGATACGGGCAACCGTGGCGGTGTTCGTGCCGAGCGGCCTAAAGATAACCGAGCGTAATAATGATCCATCCGTAGCCTCGCCTGTAAAAACAGTGACGACAGTTCCCGTACCGTCCTTCGCGGTGTTCGCTGTCGTGATCGTTCCCCATTCAACGCGGGGAGCCATTATAAAAGCCGGGTTTGTATTAATTGCCATATTTCACCTATCCTATAATTGATGCCGCTGCCAAAGTTTTACCCCAACCAAGCGCACCTAGCGTTGTTCTTTGCGCATCAGCATCAGCATCGTCAAGCAATGCCTTTCCTGCTGTTGTTATGTCGCCTCCCAGCTTTGTGGTCGTTACAACGCCCGCGTCGATTGTCCATGTAGCCCCTGAGCCTGATACGGTGATATCGCCTTTATCACCGTCTGAAACGCCTCCCCCCGGCGGCGCGGCATACGTGCCATCACCTCTTAAAAAATTGCTCGTCCCTTGTGCCGTTGACAGCGTGACACCGTTGACCACCTGACCAGCCGGAAGCGTCACCGTTCCCGTAAAAGTCGGACTGGACAGGGGTGCTTTTGCATCCAGAGCCGTTTGCAGACCCGTCACCGTCGATATGGCCTGAACACCAGTGTGGTTTGCCCTGTCAAGCAAAAAAGAATCTGGACTGTTTGCCGTCGCACCCGTTGCAATCCCGGCCAGCTTCGTTTCCTGCGCCGTGGTAAATGCCGCCGTGGTGTTCGTCAGGACGGTAGCCAATGGCTGCTTCCCATCGAGCGCAGTTTGCAGACCAGTGACATCTGAAATCGCAACAGCACCAGCATTAATAGTCCATACAGTACCCGATCCAGATACAGTAATATCACCCTTATCGCCATCTGTTACGCCGCCGCCAGAGGCATTGATAACATAAGGACTAGCCCTAGTCCCCGCACCTGTAATTGTGATATTAGTCCCGGCCTCTAACAACCCCGTGATATTCTGAATGGTTTGGTTTGAAGTGAACAAACCGCCATACTTTCCCCAGCCCTGACGGACAATCTCTTGGAAGAAATCTTCTATCGTTCCCTTGTTGCCCGAATCCTTCCACAATTCATAAGCGGATTTGCCATCATCTCCGTCTTTACCATCCTTGCCATCTTTACCCGGCAATCCCTGAATACCTTGAATTCCCCTGCCGTCTTTGCCATCATTACCTTTTGGGCCGGGGTCTCCCTTTTCTCCTCGGTCTCCCTTATCGCCCTTTTCCCCTTTTTCGCCCTTAACTCCGTCCTTGCCATTTAATGCGCCGGAATTAACAATAAAATTAATTTTTTCGTTTACGGTTTTCTCCACCGTGCCACCAATCGCATGGCCCACGATCTTTCCAAGGTCAGTCTCGTATCCGCTTTTTTTCCCCAAAAACCCGTCTTTCCCGTCTTTCCCATCAATTCCATCCTTACCGGGCAGCCCCTCCGGGCCGATGTCGCCTTTATCGCCTTTTTCTCCTTTATCGCCTTTGTCTCCCTTTACTTTCAGGGATTCAAGCCAATCTTCTTCCGTACCTGTAAAGCCTTGATTGACGGCAATTTCATATGCGCTATCGCCATCCATCAAACACCTACGCTTATATTTTCATCAGGGGCATTTTCTGCCATATGCGTTTCAGCGGCGGTTTTTCTTGCTTCTTCCAAAGTTTTAACCGTCTGGGCATTTGTTTGTGGTATTTTGGCCTTAATAGCCTCAATATTTGCCATTGTCTGAATTGCTCTGGCCTCAGAGTATTTTGCATCGGCATTCTTTTTATTGACCTCCGCTTGTGCGGCCTCTGATTGCAACTGCTCAATAATAGCCTGTAGCTGAGCAATGCGAGGGTCTTCCTCCTGCGGCTGCAAGAATTGCACAATGCGATTGCGAACATCCCCATCAAGCGGCAAAAAGCGAATGCTTTCAGCATGAATGGCCTTGGCTGTGGCCGCATCTCCAATTGAAAGATATTTATCTGCCATTCCACCCAAAAGAATAGCCGTTTCTTGCTGGTCTTCCGGCGTTTTTTGCGCCTCTTGAATAGAAACATCATATTCAGGCGCAAGCATATCCTTGGTTATCTGTTCAAACTCATCTGCCCCATCTTCCCCGGTTATGCGCACCCATTGGCCTTCATTGTTCTCGATCCATACCGGGATTAAATCACCATGCAATCTAGCATCTTCCTTTTGATAAAGGGTTATGCTGTCAAAATACCGCGCCATCTTGGATATGCACTGCCTGATTTGCCGCTTGTACAAAATGCCAGATTGGGCATCTTCGCGCATATTGCCCATGAACTCAGGATTAACGCCATTATCTGATATGGATTGCGCCGTAAGCTGTATAATTCCCTCTAAACCAGTTGGAACTGCGCCTTGCGCCTTTTGCTGGATTTTTCCGTTACCTAAAGCACCAGAAGCAACAGTGATAACCGCGTCCGTCTTTGACCATTTTGAAGAAAAATCATCAATATCCTCAACAGCATCCTCCTCCACCATCACGCCGCCCTTAGAATTGGCGGCAATTGTGAAAAGAAGCTCAGTCAATGCCTTATCTTGATATTTTTGAGGCTCCATCATCGGATTAACCATGCCCGTCCAGAACTGGCCTTGTTCATTATAAATTCCGGTCTTAAATTTAATAGAAAATCCCTGCTGTGAAATGGATTTGAATGTCGCAAAAATATGATTGCCTGAATAAACAGCCGTTTTAAATACCTTGCGCTTAAAACCTACGGGCTGGATTAATTCTCCAAAATCCTGTACCAGCTTTCTTTTTGTCGCCTCGTCAAAAACAAGAACCTGTGCGACAGGATCAAACTCAAACATATCTTCAGTCTCTAATCCCTCCGGAGACTGTGACTTAATTTCTGATTTTATAACGTCAAGACGCGCCTTGAAAAACAAGGCATCCATTGGATCGGTTGCTTCATATATAGGATTTTCAGCTTTATAAAAGGTTTCATACTCATACCATTGATGATTATAAACCCTGACCATATCCTCATCTTTAATGGCCCATTCTACGCAATCCTCAAGCCGTATTTTATCGTACAATCCACCCCAAGGATTATATTCGTATCCTGAATTGTCCTGATCTTCCTCGCCAACCCGCGTAAAGTCCTCTTCAACAGAACCTTGGAATAATTCCAGCGCCTCTTTTAGATCGTAGTCATCCCAATAAAAGGCCCAGCGCGCATCAAGCAGGTTCTTTGATCTTGATCTTGCATCCCACCCAACCTTTTTAGGATGTATTCTAACTTTTAAAATCTCCCCATTCGGGTCAGTCGTTGCATTGCCGGCAATATATGAAAGGTCAGTTTCGGTAGCACCATAACCGCAAATCATCATGTCCGCGTCTTGCTCTGTCTCCACCTGATCTGCATTCTCATTCTCACGATGATAATCATACAGCGCATTCATATTTTTAGAATAAAGCTGCTGGCCAGCACTTGAAGACATCCGAGCTATGAAGGAAGCCTTGCGGCGGTTCTGCGCCATAAACCCGACAACCGTATCAACATTTGGCTGCACCTTGTTAAAATGAACAAGCGCCCTCTTCCTTCGTCCTTCAGGATCGACGAATTGAATGCGATCCTTATAATCCATCATGTCGCCGTTATAAAAGCTAAAACATGAATCGGTATTTTGATATTGCGCCGTCAAGCCCTGCTTTGAAGCTTTTCTTTGCTTTTCCAATTTTTTTGCAAGCTTTAAATCAGACATTAAAAATCCATATAATCGGTATATTCTTTTGACTTTGGCAAATAGGCCTTTTGCGTCATCGTCAAATTAGGCTTTGGAAAAGACATACTTAAATCAGTTTCATATATTCTTGAAAGGGCATCCAGCATATCATCGAATCTTGCTCTCGGAAATGTCGCCATTTCAGATTGAATTATTTCCTTGACAAGATCAAATTGCCTTCCCTCACCATCTACATATATCAAACTTTGTGGAAAATACCAACGTCCATTTTGCATGTCAGGAATTAAACGGCGTATTCTTTCCTCTTTCGCCATCGTCCCGCCCAGTTCCACAAGCGGGAAATGATAGGCATCTTGCTTCTTTTTGGCCTCAATGTAATGGGTATCTGCCATCATGCCGTATTTTTCATACCCAACTTTAGGGGGCTTCCCGCACAAATCATTCCATTTTCTGTGGAGCATAAACAGGGTATCCACCCGCTCAGTCGGGTTCAGGCGGTCCCTGATAATATCAAGCAAATAATAGTTATTATCAGTCCCCAAACCCACCACCATGAAGGCCGTCCAGTCCGATAGTTTCTTGCGCTTTTTGTTTAACTCCTTACCGCCAGATGGATCAACCAGAATGGCTACATTCATCGTACGCGGCTTAATTGAGCCTTGGGCGTAGTGTTGCACCCATCCATCACGAAATACGCCGCCACCTATCGGTGCTGGCTCCTGCAATATCTGCCCGACATAGTTATATTCCCCCAAATCTTCGCGCAACTCATCAAGAACGGTGCGCGTTAATCGCTGTGGGAATAACAAATCACCATCTTTAAATATCCATTTCTTATCGCCCAATTCATAAACGATATCCTTGCCCGTTTTATTTTCACCCGGCAATTTCAAAATAAACCAACGATCATCTTTGATTGCCATGTTCCCAGCCGGATCATCGTCATGCAATCGCTGCATAATTAAAATCCACTTAGCGTTTCTGGGATCGTTAAACCGTGTGGGTATGGTTGACCTGATCGTGGAGTTTGTATCGTTCCTGATCGTTTCAGAGACTGCCTCTTTCGGATTGATTGGATCATCCAAAATGCAATATGTAGCGCCCCGGCCAGTAATAGAGAGCATAGCCGCTGAATAATACATTCCTCGGTGTGTTGTCCAAAAATTATGCTTTTCGTTTTGCCGTTCATCAATCTTCGTTTCGTGAAACGTGCTTGTGTACCATTCATCACTCATGATGATTCTGGATTTCTGCGCCATCTCTTTTGCCAGATCAAACTTGTACGAGGTGCAAATAAACTTTTGATACGGCTGATTTCCCATGACCCATGAAGGAAACGCTATAGAGGCCATGAATGTTTTGAGCGAGCGAGGTGGCACAAGAATTGCCAATCGCTTTTTTCCATCCGGCAATCTATTTTCGTGAAGCGCCTGAAGATGTTCAGCTATGCACTCGATGTGCCAATTATCTTCATAAGGTACGCCGGGTTCAAGAATGCTGAAGGCTTTTTGCTGGTAAAAATAAAAACTTTCGCGACAAATTGCCTTCAACAATTCTGATTTGTCTTCCATGTTACGCCATTATTTTTTCAGCGCACTTCAATAAAATTCGTAAAGGAATACGCACTGATCCTGTATCTTCGCGCTTGCCGTGTTGCATATGCCAGTGTTCATCATCCCATGTGAATTTCATTCCGCGTTCAATGAACGGCTGTAGCAATTCAAACGCTTCATCCTTTGATGATTTCTTTGATGGTGGCTTAGTCATGAGCCGTGCGTCATATTCAGGCTTTGGAGTTTCTGTTTGTTTTTCAGGCAATAATTTTTTTTGTTTTAGCTCTATTGCCTGAATGAGCTGTATGTCTGTTTTAGAAAAAATATCTTGAACGCCGAATGATTGAGCAATTCCGCGAAGCTGGGTAAGTGATTTATCCCGCAACGTCATGATTACACCAATATATTGCCAGCATATCCCGTGTATTTACCATCCGCCATTGCACGGAGTGCCCTGCGTCCTTTGGACACGCTTTCAGCTTTCATTTGAATGACGCGAAGCGCAACGGAATTATGGCCCGAATCTTCAGCGCCTTTGCATTTGAATGTCCATGTGTCGTCATCGTGAAAGATGGCTTCAAAGCCAGGAACGCCAATATATTTTTCAATCGCTCCAAGTATTTTTTCTTTGGTGTTAATGTTGCTTGGTTCAACATGCTTCTGTGATGGATGAACCATTTCAGGAATTGGCGATGGTTGAAGTTTCGCCAAAATATTATTAATCCGTGTTTCTGTTTTTTCGCGGTGATGTGGCTTAATATCAAGCCGTTGCTCAATCAATTGTAGTTCTTCCGGTGTTTTATTCTCCAGTTCCTCGCGGTTCATTGAACACCCCCAGCATGTGATTTTTCTTCAAGTGCTTTAGTCTGTTTCAGTTCTTCAAGATAGTTTTCCGTTTGTTCGATATCTTCCTGAACCACGTAAACGTAGTTAATTAGTTCTTTGGCCGCGTCAATGATTGCCGCAGTGGTGACGGCCTCTTTGCCAATTTGCGCGATTGAAATTGCACGATCAACAGCCCAGCCGCGTAGTTGTGAAGTATAATTCATATTTTTAAATCTCCATGAGTTTGTAAAACAGTTTCATATTTTTTCATTAAAAGCAAGAAACCGATTAATTATTTCTTGATCTGTTTCTGAAATTTGTTTGACCTCTATTTCCCCTCCATCCGGCCCGGATAGTTCATGGCCTGTGATTTCCTTCCATCCACCGCGCCGTGAAAGCCAGTATTCGGCGGCGCGTTGTGCGTCCTTGTGATCATCCGATAGGGCGCGGGTAGTCACCTTGTTGGCGATTCGGCTTGTGATTTCTGCGCGGCCAACTTTAATTTCAAAACTATAATATCTAGTAAGCGTATCGTGTGAAATGCCGATAATGTCAGCGATGTCCTCATTGCGATTTCCGAAAGCAACCAACCTTTTGACAAGTTCACGATCTTCATCGGTTGGCACATGTGGGGGGGTTTTTGAGAACCCTTTAATATTTCCCCTGCCTCTTTTCTTTCTTATAGAAACACGCTTAACATCTTCCATGCCATAATATTTCACATTATTTCTGGTCAAGGCAAGTGAAAAATTTTATTAAGTGATCAATCCTTTATTGTCCTTTAACAATCCTTAATTAATTTAATAATAAAATCAATGTTTTAACATTAATAAAGGACTGTCCCCTAAAAATTAGTATCGGTATATCTATCCCTCCCCATGCCTATATCTTTACATATAAACATACTCCTATATATAAATATATATATAGATATAGATATATATTTTAAGGGATAATCCTTTATATATAAATTTCTCTTAATTCTATTGACTTCTTTTTAAAGGACTGATAAAGGAAATTAAAGGATTAGTCCTTTAATAACGGAGATTATATGAGCGAAAAAATTCCATATTATGCATCTATTGACTGGTCCACTTTTAAAAAGTGGCAAAGCGTTAAAATCCCTATGGAGGACGTGGGAGGCTATAACGGTATTAGTTTGATGGTGAAGTATGCGGCGCGGGCTGGCGTTGATCTTGAATGGCTCGAATATGCCGATCATGTAAAATTCATAGTGGCTGGCAAAATAGCATATAGTGGAAGTGTAGATGCTATTGAAAAACTGGCATGGGAATTACTAGACCATATAGAAGCTTCGTACCCCGATTCTATTTCTTCAAGTGGGTTAAGAAATCATTATTCTTCGTGTTCATATTCAAAATTTAAAAAGGCTTTAGATTTTTTGATTGATGATGGAAAAATCAAAAAATTAATTGTGAAGGGATCGAAGGGGAGGCCATCTTATGAATATATAAAAATAATGGATGAAAAGTAAAAAATGTAAAACAAATTGTTTGACAAGCCAGAATGACTGATTTATAAAGGATGCAGGATCAATTAACTAAAAACAGAGGAATAAATATGAACAAACAATATTTCTATATTTATGAAAACGATGGATACGGCGGCAGGGGAAGGCCGATGGTTGAAGAGGCCACCAGCCGTGAGGAAGCCATTAAGCTAGCCGAGGAAAGGTTCGTTGAGGACTTCGTTGACGAGGCGCATTATAATTGCAGGGGCTATGTTAATTTCAGCCGTGATTATATCCTCTCCATCTTTGATGGGGATGCAGAAAATCCATGGTTTGAGCAGTTCATGACTATTGAATATGATGATTGCTTTGAGGCATTCACCGTTATGGGCGAAGTCCTTTCAAAATACCGGGTAACAACGCGGCAAGCCATTATTGCTGCCGCCTTTCCTGATGCAATTATTACCAAAGAAGGCAGAACTACGGTATATAATCTTGTCCGGCAGCGCGGCTTTGCCGACACTGCCATTGTTACCGCCGTATTGCTGGCCGGGATCGCCGCAATGCTTATCACATGGGGGATATCATGAGACTGGTAATTAGAACGTTGAACACGTCATGGCATGATGAGGCTTGGTTAATGAATATTACGGCTAACGATAATTCCTGCTGCGCAAATTCAGGGGCGCTTGTTGCAGGAAGGCGCGGAGGATCATCAACCCCCTTTAGGATTCTCCGCGCCACCCTCCTCTTAATCCGCAACCGGATATTCAAAAAGCGCCGCCGGATCAAGGCATGCAAAACATGGGGGCTGTCATGAACCGCCTCATACTTATCATGGCCAGCGTGATGATCGGCTACGGCCTTGGCGTGAGCCAAGGAAGCGCCGAGGGTGCGGAAAGCACAGTTGATTATGCCGAAGCTGTGCGCGTAGC